CTGCAATAAAGAAATCCGCAAGGGGAATTCCTGATTCAACTTGATTGGCAGTGTCTAATAGTGTAGATATAAGACTATCAATATCTTCCATTGCTTGTTCTATTGCATCTTGTGAATGCTCTGTATCGCCAAAAAGAGTATCAAGGACATGCGCATCCTGTATGCCTTGCATAATAGGTTCAAGAAATGCATTTGCAGCGTTTGCCCCTAAGAAGCGAACTTTATCTGCATCCATCATGTCTTCAAGTGCCACACCGGTAATTTCAGAGAACCAATGCCACCAACGGATGGGATCTTCCCCTCCTGTAGGCGGATTTGCTGCAATGTACATGTTTTCAAGAGCAAGTGTTAATTCTTCCGCAGCTTCTTGGCTCCCACCCATTGCATCTGCAAAGAGGCGTAAATTAGTTCGTGCATGCATAACTGAATCCATAGCCCTGCTTGTTGCTGCATCAAGTGCAAGTAATACTTCTGCGGGTGAACCTGCACGACTCGCACGTGTCATTTCGTCATTTGCTGATTGTAATCGTTGTAATGCGTCAACATATGTGGCACTAAAAGAATCAAATAATTCCTGTAAGTCAGTAGAATTAAATGTTGTTCTATACCGTTCACCAAGTTCCCCGAGACTTTCAGTTAAATTATTTAAAGCACTTGGTGTAAGTTGGAGTGTATTTACTTGATCAAAGAGATTTCCTAATGCAGTTCCTACTTCACGTGCAGTTCCTACTTTACGTGCTTTTGCAACAATAAAGTCCCCTTGAGTCATCATATAATTTGTAATTCTGTCATATGTTTGTGGAGTTACTTGTATTGAGTTTATTGTTTCAATAGAATCAGCAACTTCATTATATGCTATTGCAACAGACGTGAGTGTTCGCGCCAATGCTGCTGCATCTTCAGTTGTGCCCGTGTTTATAGCAACGTCACGCACACGATCTGAAAGTCCTGGAACTGGGCGCCCTTCTTCAATTGCATTCGCCATGATTGACACTTGATTTTGCCGTTGTGCACGTTCTAATTCTTCTAGTTCTCGTTGTGCAGTGCGCAAATGTCCCACTAAAGCCATAACAGAAGTTACAATTACGCCAATACCTGCAATAATTGCTCCTGTAGGACTGAATACTGTCAAGGCAGTCCCTGCAATGAAATTGATCGTGCGGAATACTAATTGCAATGCTGCAACTAACCCACCAGCACCAACCAACACCATGATTAATTTTTTTATTGAATCAGGTAATTCTATAAGAAGTGTAACAAATCCAGTAAAAACATTAATGAAGAAAGAAGCAAACGTCCCAAGGATTTCACCCATTTCACGGAAGGAATCCATGTTTTCACGCACTAATCCACTAATGGTAGGGAGCATATCTTTCAATTCTTCAAATGCGCCTTCAGTCAATTCTCCACGTGCAATATCTACAAGGTCTTTGAGAACACTAGACATCCCGGTGAATGTTTCCATACTCCGTTCCATCATGCCTGCAAATTGGCCACCTTCTTGTGTCATGTATTGGAAAGCACGTTCTACTTCAGCGAATCCAATACGGCCTTCTTGTGTCATTGCACGAATATCTTGCACACTTACTTCAAGGACTGTGGCAAGCGCTTCATAAATAGGGATGCCGCGCATACCAAACTGCATGAGGTCGCGTGCATAGGCTTGTGCCTGATTTCGAAGGGTGCCATAGGTATAAATCATATCTTGCATGGGAATATTAAGAGCAAGAGCCACGTCCCCTAACATTTCCATATCATCGGTAACTGTTTCTATACTCATTCCATAGGCACGCATTTGCTTTGCACCTTGGATTACATCACGTAGAGTTAAAGGATTTTGTAATGAGAAATTTCTTAATTCAATGAGTTTATCACGTGCGAGTTCTACGTTATCAAGCATTACACCGAAAGCAACTTCGTTGCTTTCGATGAATGCATTAAAATTGATACCTTCCACGAGTGTTTTGATAACGGCCATCGATGCAGCGATCTGGGTGGCGGCTACGGCAAGGTTGGAAGACATCCGGGAAAGTCCCTTTGCGGTCTTCTCAGCTTCTTTTGCTGCTTTATCACCAGCGTTAGCGGCACCCTTTCCAGCTTTTTCGACACCACCTAATGCTTGCTGTGCCTTTTGTAGTTCACGTATTGCCTGATCAACACTTGCACGTAAAAGAACTACTGTTTCTTCTGCTACACCCTGCATAAGTACCTCACCGTCTACGTCGCATTCGTGGCGTTGACTTCTTAGAAGAAGTCTTCATATCCTTTTGTTTCTTCTGCATTTCCTCCATTTCATATTTATTAGACTCAGACTCTAATAAAAGAAAAGCCTCAATAAACTCTACTGGCTCATTCATCCAACCAACTCCCCCATTTGGGCTTCCGAGTGCCTTAGAGGTTTGCCAGCAAGCCAGTAATTCAAAGAACTCTGCATCACAGTACGATGCAATATCTCGATAACGAATAACGGTTAAATCGTCTTTGGGACCATATACAAGTGCAATTTTATCTGCAAATGAACCAGATCCCACAAACTTTCTTCCACGTTTTTCATCTACTTTTTTTAAATGCATACCGGCCTTAAACAACCGGTATGCTATTTTTATTTTTTTTCGTCTATCCCTGCCTGGAGGATCTTTTGGAAATATGCCCCCAACTCGTCGATAAGTCCTCCAACTTCCGAGGGAATATAGTTACTTGTGGACAATTCTTTCATTGTCTGCACAACAATGGTACGTGATTTTCCATTTTCTTCCACTTCTAGTTCAAAGTTTCGAAAATTTTCAACCATTGACTCGCAAATACGCCAGTTATCCACAGTAACCGTAGACTCTGCCCCCTCTGACCGTCCGTCCTTATCTACATGTAGGACCACCTTCGGTTGCGGAATAAGCTTATTCCGCAACGTTAGTGTGGGTGCCCGGTGTTCGACGACAATAGGCTCTTCATCGCTCTTATTGTCCCTCCAAGATGGGATATACTCCCGCACCAATGAAACATTAATCTTCATACGTTACTCTCCCTTCGTATGTATTTTTACGTTCCGGTTGACGAATTGGTTACACGATACATAATCGGATCGACATTACCAACGAGACGGAAAGGCACTTCCATCGTAACTGCTTCAGAAGTATTCATTGGAAGATCAAAGTTGAAGAATTCCACCTGAAGAACAGTAAGCGTCGAAGTTTCATCCACATCAGTTTCTTCACACACATACCCAATAAGATACATTGAGTCGGTAGTGATGGGTGATACTGTAACAGCACCATTGCCGTCAACTTCCACAATCTTAAAGAACTGATTGGCCAATCCACCAGGAAGGTCTGTAATCCCTTTGATAAACTGGAACGATGCAGTGCCATTCGCGTCTTTCTTTCCCTTACGGTACTTCTTGTACACGTCAGCAAGCACTGTTACCGGCACTTCATCTGCCTGGATCGTGAGGCCCCACGAGGTAAGGTCCAACATGTTTGTTTCTTCCAGCTCAGTGGCGGTATCCCCGGCTGTTCCTGCAATCGCAGTAGAAGCTGGATAAAATTCACCAACGGCAAGTTCACCAAAAATTGAACCAGATTCCGCTTTGGTTATAATTTTATAGATCTTCCCTGCCACAAACGATGTAACCGGCGATTCTGCAAGTGTTGCATAGCCAAGCCGTCCATCGTCCCCAATTATACGTTTTTCTTCTGCCATGACATTCTCCTATGCAAAAGATATTTCTATCTGAGGCAACGCCCCATTATTCAGGCATCACTGTCTCCCATTTGAGACGATACCGAATTTCCAAAATTCCCACTGTCAAACCCCCAGCAGATTCATCTAGGGTAGGTGATTTGCACGTTAAATGCACATCTGATGCACCTACCAAATCCCCGCGTAAATTCTCGGTGTAGCGAAGGAGCATACTCATTGTGTTTGTAATCCAAATAGGATCCGTATGAAACACTCGTATGTATACAACCCCTGTTTCCTCACTAAACTTCTGTGTGATCTTTTTGCGCGGATTAGGTATGGGCGCATCTAAGATCATATAGGGTATTTTCACCGCAGCTACATTTTGCTGTGGTGTTGGGGCTTTTGCTATATATATTTTTGCCCCGCCTAACCGAGTAACAAGTTCAGATACATTATGATAGTATCTGAGTAATGCTGCCAACATCATAACATACCTCCACTTTATTTACTACGGGTAATCGTCACTTTTACCCCACTTGATGAAATTTCTGTCTTTTTACGCGCCATTGCACGTAGCTGTGATTGAATAGCATATTTTAAAACACTCGGGGCGGCAGAGCGCAAATACGCTTCTGCCTGTGGCATAAAGGGTTTCGCTTTTGTGCCATTATCTCGAATATATTGAATTAGCCCCTCTACCTGTGTGGCATCTAATCCATGTGCAAATCCCCACGTAGTTACTTTATGAATAAACTCTAGTTGATCTCTATTGGTTCTATGTGGGGCTGTGCCATCATTTACATGGCGTGCATACGGATTTCGTGTGCCAATTTTCAATACAAATGGTTTCGTAACTGGCGTAATAAGATCCCGTGGCTGTGCAGCCCCCCCAAAAAGTAAGTCATTTGGATTGCCGGGATTTACATTTGGGGTTCTTCCAAAAAGGGATATTGAACCTTTTGGCAAATAGGGGAGGCAAGCGTATGTAATAGAATCTTGAAGTCTTCCTGTAAAGACTGCTTCTCGCATACTTAGGGCTTCTTTCATTCCACGTGCTGTTATTTCCCCCAATTGTTGAAAAGCAGCCACAACACCTACATTTAATGCATCAATTACTCTATTGGATAAGAGGGTAGCATCGCTCATGTTTCCCCCTGAATCAACGGTGTTGGATCAAATTGTGGTTCCCGTAGGTACACAGCAAAACTTGGAAGGACATTTGTAAAGTTTAGCGTTCCAAGGCATTCGTACCAATTTGTACCGTCTGTAATAAGATTTCCTGTTACTGCATTTCCAGCTTCAGAACTCCGACAACGAAGAATAAACCGAGCATCTTCAAATGCTTGATAATTCTTTTCATTCGGATGAATCCGAATAGCAGATAATGTGCCTGTAATATCATTTGCATATGCATATGTTTTTTCTGAATCAATATAAGAATCCCCATCTTCTGTAAGTGGATCTTCCTGATCTAGTGGATCATTTGGGACAATTGGTTTGTAACATTCAAATGTCTGAACATGAAAAAACATATTATCCCTCGTATGATGATGCAACACTAATGGATGGGCCACGGGATTTCATGATTGAATATAATCGTGTTCCATAATGTGTTGACAACAAATCTGAATTGCTCGCTTGTTTTGTTTTATTCCAGTACCGTACAGAAGCATTGTCTTCAGACATTCCTGTAAGAAGCCCTGCTTCGCCTCGTTCTCGATACGTATCAATACAATAATTATGCATGGCGCGGAGTGCAATAGCGTATTTATACAATGGACCAAACCAAACTTCATCTGTTTGTGAAGTTGCAAGATCAATGTAAAATTGCATTAACGTTTCTTGGGCATACAAAGCACTACATTGCTGTTCAATAAAATCAGAAACTTCATACGCTTCGATTGCACTTGTGTCCGCTGCCATGCATTACTCCTTAAAGATTCACTTTCTTTGGGGGTGCATAATTGATAATGCGGTCCTTTTGTTCTTTAATTTCCAAACGAACCTCATCCCGTTTTTCTTTACCCTTGCCACCGACACCATTCAGCCATGTATCAAGCGTCTTAATATCCCAAGTGTTCTTCACAATGGCTACTGCTTTAGACACTTCAATACTTGACAATGACTTTCCAGACGTTACCTCTTTGTCATCTTCCTTTGCGGAAAAGACATGATCGGCAACAAGGAGTCCTTGTTCAATCTTTGACTGCCAAGATGGTTGGAGTGCTTTCCATATAGCATCAGGAAGTTCATTGAACCCCGGATGAAGTGTTACCATCTCGACAGACGGAAGCGAATTCCCTTGCGCATCTAAGCGGGGAATACTGGCCGACAATAAGTGATCTTTCTTCCATTCAACAATCATTTTCTCTCTCCCTTAATAAATCCCATCCCAGGGTGTATTTCTACAACCCCAGGATGGGAGAGCGTTACCACTACCTACGCGATCCCCCACGTAGGGCTGAACTTAAATCCCATCTCCGAATACCGCGCTATACGGATAGTACATAGTAACACCCGCAGTTTCTGCGATACAGGGCACGATATACTCCAATCCTTGCAACTGTGTTTCAAGCTGTTCAAACATATTGGGCATATGCAATTCGAGATTACGTGCATCATTGTTGTACGCAATCATCCGAGCGGTGCTGCCGTCCCCAAGGTCTTCAAGCTCATTAAGCCATTCAACACGCATTCCAGGGTTATTTTCCAGGAAGTACGAAAGGACAGTCTTGTCAGAGCCATCACCAATACGAAGAGTCTTAATGTACAGATACCGAGAAGTGGGCAACAGCACAGTATTGGGTGATTCAACCCCATTTGTAGTTGTAATAATCTCAGACACCATTCCGTTCAAGTCACGGAGAATTTGTGTCGTAGACTTTGCAGACCACAATTTGGACGATCCCGTTCCATCCGCAGTCACGGTATACTCGGGCATGCCGGTATAGTTCAAGAAACCCTGAAGATTATAATCTGAATCACCCAAGAGGGCAATTTTATTAATCTTCGTGTCAATACCTTGGCGAACGGCTTCTGCACGCTTTGCAGTTAAAGCAAGTCCAGCACGGGCAGCACGACGAATTTCAAGAATTCCGTAACCATACGAAAGCGCAAGTAAGTGCGGTTTAACCGAAGTTTCGGTCGCATAGATATCCGCACGTGGAATGTCGTGCGCATAATCCGCAATAATCTTCGCTTGTCCAACACGGCTGAAGCTCCGCCATGTGATTTCCGTCACACCACTTCCTGCTTCCGTAGATACAGGAATAAGGCCACCATTCAGAGCTTTCAGCGGGGCATACTTTGTGTCGTATGTTTGCGCCTTGATCAGTTCGAGTTGGCCTTCGAAAAAGATCGTGTCATCGGCGTCTAAGTGCAGTAATGTTTGTCCCATATTAGCTCTCACTTTCGTCATTGATGCCTTGCAGTTCGAGAATTGCAAGCCCATCGACGGGTTCAGACCGGAAAATTCCACCAGTAGGATAGTTACCTGCCGAAGTTTTGGTGTACTGTTTCTGAGTCGCACCGGCTGCATCTACGACATATGCAGGACGATGGCAAATACCAGTCACACCAGACACGATAGGCACCCACACGCGCCCACGTTCCACTACGTTCACTTGGTCAAATTCATCATACTGACCTTCAGTGGTGCGTGTAGAACGTGGAGAACGGATTGCAACCCCATTAAACATGAGATCCCCATCCGTAGAGTCGGCTTCATATCCGTACACGTCATCATCTGCCTTAACAAAAACCGGATCCCCGAACTCAAAAGAGCCATCTTCAGGTACCGTTTTTGTGGAAATGACATGCCCGGAAAGGCCGTCCAGGAGACCAGCTAAAGCCGGTTCCATTTCTCCATAAGCTCCGTAACTCATTACTTCGCTCCTTTCGGCTCGGTATATGATTTAATCATATCTTGGCGAGCTTCTTGTGCAGTCCGAACAGGAGCAGAATCCGCATGGGAAGTTGCAGGAACGGGGACCACGCCACGCGCCGAACCTTCATTTGCAGTTTCTTTGTCAAGAATGCCAAGGATCCCATCATACCGACCTTGAATATACGCTTCATTTGCAGCATCCAACTTAGCTTCTGGAAATTTCTGCATAATAACAGCTTTCATAAGATCCAACTCATCCATACTGTCCAGGTTAGTAACCCCAACCTTTTCAGCTACAGAACGAATCGCAACAAGCCGTTTCGCCTTTTCAGCGATTGCAGAGGCATCCAGTTGCTTTGTCTTCAATTCAGCAACTTCAGCGTCCAACTTGGTGATCTGCTCTTTCGCAGTATCACGTTCACCCTCAACCCGTGACAACGTGGATTTCAATTCCGCAAGCTGCTTTTCGGCAGCATCCGCCCGTGTGGTCGCCTTATTGTATTCAGCGATTACCGGTGCTTCGGCCTGATAGTCCACGCCATCGAGTTTTACGGTCTTCAAATTATCTGCCATAAAACCCTCCTCGTGATATAAAATCTCTGCGTGTGCAGCGTCCAAGTTTATTCGTGCTTGGGCACCTGCTCGCGCTCTATTAACAATCGCTACGTGGTTGTAGCGTATGTTTCGTTGAATGAAATCGTACCCTGTCCCAGGAAGGGCAGGTTCAAGCGTACAGGTATATCCCGCGCTCAAGGCTGGTCTCTTATCACGCACATCTGACAGACCATCCAATGCTGTAATGATCAAATCAGCAGCTACATAATATGAGCTATCAATATCTTCGGCTAAAATCTCACTTTTGTCAAGTGCTACAATGTTGGAACCTATTGATCCAATTTGTCGCGTTTTTACTGTATCGGGTGTAATAAGGCCATCAGGAAGATCGTAGGGGTGATCATTTACAATAGGGGCTAATCGAAGTGATTCTAAGGAATCTGGATGGAAGACTTCTTCAGGTGGTCGATATTCACGGCGAATTTTATTGAGTTTTGGATCCCAATAATCAAGAACCCCAGCACGTGTAATAATTGCATTACCTTTGAGGAATTGTTCAGAGGTTTCTCGTACTTTTAAATCAATAGGATGCTGATCGAAACGAATAACATCTGCGCCCATATACCCTCCATGCAAAATAAAAGGAACCCCAATAGGTTCCTTTGATAGGTCACATAAAGAGTATTTACATATTTATTATAAAATGTCAAGTATCTATTGCTTCTTTACAATAAATGTCCTATGCGGGGAAACTAAATCACCTGCACGAGGTGCCTTTTTGGGATAACGCACTCTTTTCGTGCATACAATATCAATGAAATCCCCCTCTTCATTTAAATTGATAGTGATAGAGCCGTACCCAATTGCACTACCTTCTTTTCGAATAGCATCAATTACATAATCTGGAATATTCATCATACCTCCCGTTTTATCTCAGTATCAATTTCTTGTAAAAAGTTTCGAATAATTGGCTGGGCTAAACAACGGCATTGCCAGTCTTCCCCTGGTTTAAAAATGGGCATTCGTTCTGTTCGTGGGATCCATGTATTTCCACCATCTTCAGAATACACGGAAGAATTGGCCCATTGGCAATATTTTCCATGCATATCAAAATGTGATGGGAGTGCATACGGATACACGCCCCCAGGCTTCCCGCGTACGCGCTCATCATTTTGCGTGAACCATAAGTAATCCGGAAATCCCAGAGAAGTGAATGTATGTTCAAATATTTGAGAATTTAACGTGCCCACAAGATCCCGCGCAATAAAGGCTGCTTTTGTTTCTGTTACATCTTCAAGTAACTTAATTACGGCCTGTTGGATTTCTGAAAATTGTTTTCCTTCACGTGCCATAGAGAATACAGTATCGCGGGCGGAAGTTATCATTTGGCCCATGGTGCCTCGCACCCGTTGATCTAAAAGAGAAATCCATTTATCCCGAACAGTGGACCACCAAAGGTTTGTGCCAACAAATTCTTGATCTAAAAATTGAATAAAATACTTTGAAAAATCACTTGCAGCATGTACCACCATGTATTCAGCAATTTGTTCGATGAGTCCTCTCACATGTAATCCCTCTGATTGGAATAAGTTTGCTGTTTGTATCTCTAATTCAATATCTTGCAATTCAAGAACAAATTCACTCTCTGGGGAATCAAGTTTTATAGGATTTGAATCTAAAATGGCATACGTACCTGCAAAAAAATACGTCATAACATCTGTCACTGTGCGTCGTAATTTTTCTTCTGCTAAAAATGGGTATTGAGGGATATGCCGTTGCAATACTGGAAATCGATGATATTGTTGATAATATCGTTTTCTAGAATCCTTCACTTCCTCTCTAAATTGAACGTATGAAAGTTTTCTCATGCATTCTTATCCTTTGCCCTATTTGGCCCATTTTGAGCTGCTTCTTTATCAATATCTTTTTGTGTTTCTTCCGTCTGCGTATCATTTGATTCATAATCGGGCATTGGGAACGCAGTGGATGGCCGTTTTCCTAGTTTTTCTTCAAATTCTAACTTATACACATCTTCCGGGAGAAGCGCACCGATGGTAACTGCAAGTTGGTACCCCGCCATTTTTGTACGAAAGGATTCTGATTCAATACGTTCTTTCTCGGTTAATTCTTGTGCCGAAAGCTGCACCAATGGGTTCCAGACCACCTGCCCCACTGCGGGCGTCTTGAGGTATGCCCCCACCATAGCACAAAGCTTTTGAATCGGCACAGTCAGTTCATTTTCTTGTCGTGAATGAACTGTATCATAGTAATTTTTGATATCATTCTCACCAGTTGCATTTAATCCTGAAGCAGCACGTCCAAATAACTTCGTAACAGGGCATTTTGCAACGGAGGCCACAAGAATCATGTAACGATCCAGAATATCAGGAACACCATTCAATGCGACGCTATCACGTACGTAATCCTCATCCGCTCCAAGTAATACTGCATGAAGAATAGATTTCGTGAGTTCAATAGCATTCATACGAGTTTTCAATGCACCTTCATTACCCTGGGCGAGCATTTCATCAAGGTCCGCAAACTTATATTTACCAATAACGAGTTCATATAAGATTGCGCTCACATTTGCCATTGCCGCCATAAGATCAGATACATACGGAAATACGGCTTGAATACAATTCACGCCCCAATAAGAAGCTTCAAGATTATTTGCCTGTCCAAGAACACTTCTTGGCATTTCATCCCCGTGAAATTCTACAACACGAGTATGGTGCAAGAATCGTTCAGGAGTAGAAGTGGAAGCATATTGTTGTTTTGGTCTGATTTTATATCGAATGATTTTCCCGTACGTGGGAGAATTTACATCTGTGTCCCATTCAGAACCCGCAGTATCTATTTCGGTCAAATCAAAGACAAGAAATCCTTCAATTTTTTTAATTTTATCCATGCGCACAGGATCCCGAGAAGAGCCACCATCTTGAATAACCATGTATAGAATAGAGCCGCCAGTAAGCCGTGCCCATTTCAATCCCATGTTATAGTATTTCTGCGCATTCAAAACCCGCAATTCATCAATTACTTCAGGATTTTTTGGTAAAGAAATCCATTGGCGAGTCATATCGTCTGGATACATGTCCACAAGATTTCGAATAAACCCATCAGTATACATGTCGATTGCTTCTTCTTTCGTAACAATCGGCACGCCACGGAGTTTGGTTGCGCTCCGCTTATCCACACTTGTTCCCAGTCCAGAAATCGCATTGGACCATGCGTCAGCACGAAGTACGCCCCGAGCTTCCTTTGGAAACTTTTCACGAACTTCCTTTGCTAATTGACGTATTTCTTGCACCTGTGCGTTTACATCCATATTGGATGCTTGAATAAAATCTTTATCCATTGTGTACCCCTTACCACAACCATCGATTTATACGAGAGGCACTTCGTTTTGAATATGCCGCACGCACAAGTGATGCTAAACTATCAGGGGCATCATCGGGAGTTTGCTTCTCACAATAATCCGTCACTTGCCCCATATATTCATCCTCAGTTTGAGGATCCCATAGTATATCATTCCAAACTTCATACGCATAGGTGCTAATTTTATAATGCTTATTTTGTGCTTCAGTATACGTTGAAACAGTTAATCCACGAGAAGAAAGGAAATCCCCAGTAAATCCTTTATCTGGGTTATCTTCCAAATACAATTTACGCACTTTAAATTGTCGGCAAATGTTTTCAATAGATACATACCAATCTTTTACATTCCCCTGGAATACCCATCCACGGGCTTGTAGCTTCCCATCATGGCGTCGCGCCATGATAGTAAGAGCACAATAGTGGTCTCCATCAAATGCCGCATCTAAATGGCCCCGGACCATATCAATTCCTGTGTGTTTCCAGTCTGCCCATTGAGGATCGGAGAAAAGAGCTTCATCAGAGGCAACGTGCGTTAATTCATAGTTTGCTGCCCACAAAGGCCCATTTGTCGTACGTCTTTTCTCCTCTAATTGTTGTGGGGTGAGAATCCATGATACTTCAGGGTGTGTATAGGGATAGCGCAAAGGCACAGGAATCATGCGGTATTCACCTTCACGAGTAGATTCCCATGCATCTTCCTTGTGCCATGGAGTGCCAATAAAACGAACCGGCTTGCCAGGGTCAACAACGTTTGTCGCTATTTCTCGAATAACATCTTTTGTTTTTTCCCGCTCTGCCCTGGAAAACCGGTCCTTTCTTGTTACTACGTCGTCAAGGAGGAAAAAGTCCCCGTGCTTACCGGTAAAGTTAGAATCAATGCCAAACGCATTGAGACTTCCTTCCGGGGTCATGCTTGTTTTGAAATTAAAGGTAACTTTTTCTTTTCTCTTTATCCTACATTTTGGAGTACTGCCATGCACATACTCAAACAAACTTACAATTTCAGGAGTCTCCATTGCTTGCATGATTGTTTCAAGAATTTCTGCTGCATCTGTGAATGACTTACGAATAATAAAAATACGGGCATCAGGATCATAAAAAAGAAGATAGTAGATAGGACCAATGAGGTCTAAAGCAGTTGATTTATACGATCCACGAAACGCTTGTAATGCTTTTCGTGGGATTCCATCTGGATCCCAAATGTAATGAATCCATTTACTATGAATTGGACCAAGTTTATCCCGACCAATAAGCCATCCGAGAACATGTGGATTTTCTTGAATTTGTAAAATATCTTGGGGGGTGTACTCAGCCAGTTGCATCATCGTCACCTTCTACGGTAATGCGTTCTGTGGTGCGTTCGATTGTTGTCTTTGGGTTGGGCTGTGTCTTTGCTCTATCAAGTATTTCTTTCACATTACGAGTGATATTGCTTTTTGGGAGAGGGCGCTTCGGACGTTCTTTATCGAACAATGCTTCTAATGCTTTAATAGCTTCAGAACGATTAGGAAGATCAATATTCGTAACAATTGCATCTCCATCTTTCCCTTTTTTATCAAACTTAATTCCATCGATACAAAGGAGAAGATGTTGGGGGATTTGATCTAATGTTTTTGCCGTGTGGTTGTCATTAAAAAAATCACGTGGATTCCAGAAGGCACGGGCTTCCCAGAATTGAGTAGCCATAAGGGTGAATCTATCAGCGGCGGGTTCTATTACAGAGGCTGAATACCGTTTAATTGCTTCGCGCACGTGAGGAAGCCCCATGCACCGTAGCGCGAGCGTATGTGCATGGGTTTTATTTACAGGCTTTTCCGCAAACCCTGAAGCTGCATATGCATCTCCCGCCCGTGACATCCCTAACATAGAAAGGTTTGTTACGAATCGCAACTCAGGTGCGGAAAGGCCAAGGTCACTGAAATCAATCCCTGGAAATGTATCTGCAAGAAGTTGTTTATCTTCTTGTTCTGTCTCTACAATTTGTACAGTCTGTCCAGGTTCAAATCTACTCATAAAATTGAGTATATTGAAAAATCTCTAATTAAGCAAGTATGACACCCATAAAAATACTTTCATGGGTGCCATCTGTGTTTAGAATGGCAATAAATCCCCTGCAAGTGTTTGCGCTGCGAAAAATTCCTCAATTTCACTCTCTGTCGCATAACGCCATCTACCGCACAACGCATTTCCCGGCTCCGTGCCATTCTTACGGAATCCGCCGACTGCCTGCCCGTTGCTACTTTGAAAAACAATGAATGGGACGTCAACCGTATAATTATGACCTCCTTTCTTTTCTAAAGGCACACAGGCTGAGTATAACATTGGGGCGCCTGATCCCGTGTTTGGAGTAAATGTTTCATTTGTAACTGCTCTTAAAATAGCAGAAAGAATACCGTGAACTCCGGCTGCTTTGCACCCCAAATCTGCGGCCACATACGCGAATTCAAGTTCCTTCTTAAACGCTGAGGCTTCCTTTTTAGTTGGAGTCTGCGCTTCTCGTGTAACTTCGAGAACCTTTTTCTTCAGTTTTTGAAGGTCTTCTGGATTAAAATACATAATTTCCTCCTGATTTATAATCCATTGGGCATACGCCCAATTTTTTCTACATATTCCAAAGAAACTGTTGTGTACCCACCTTCCAAATAGATATAGTACATTCCGTATACTTGTGGTTCATACAACACACCATCAATTTTTACTAATGAATGATTGGCGGCATGCCAAAGCACAATTTCAGGTTCATACCCTAAATCGCGGGCAAAATATGCAAACAGGGTAGAAAACCCCATGCAACTTCCCCCACCCTCTTGATACACTTTTGCAGGATGCCACCAATCAGATTGTTCCATGTATTCCAGTTCTGTACTTACCCAAATCCATGCTTCGTCCAGTGTATCAAAGTCTTCCGGGATTGTAAGATCAGGCATCCATATCTGACACCCCGTAGCAACAATACAAATGAGAAGAAGAAAGCTAATTTTTTTCATGATTCCTCCTTTGCCACACATAAAATGCCAATGCACGGAGATACAAAAAATCCCACTGAATATGCACTCGCATCTTTCCTTCATGCATCATTCTTGTTACTTCAAAATACAACAAAGATCCACGCATTGAAGGGGCAAGAAGGAGCCCAAGCCAAAAGCCAATAGTAAATAATTTCACATCTTTTCTACGAAGTACGGTAAAGCCAAAAATATTATACTCCATGTACATGCTCCTTTACATATTGTGTTTGCAAAAACTTTGGGATCCCATGATACTTTTCCGTAATACTCTTCAGTCTGCCATGCAAATTAATTTGTGCATTCACAGCTTTTGTTAATTGATCTCTCTCTTCATCCGTAAACTGTTGTTCCCGCAATGCATGAATGTTCCGAATAATATGTCGTTCTAATTGCTGTTCAAATGTTTCCATACATTACCTCGTTACGTGATAGAATTCAATTACAAATTTAGCAATATACATACCAAATATGATCCGTATACAACCATCCATTTCAAAAAGCTTAAAACCGAATATAATTGGCTTTGTACCTTTAAACCAACCAATATCTACATGGACACTGCCAATATCAAAGCGTATCGGCTTTATCTTCTTTTTCATTTCGCTTTCTCCTTATGTATTGATATAATCCTATAAAAGGGATTATAGGCCAACACAGGCACGCCATTACTAAAGAAACCCAATATAATGGCATAGAAGGTGGCTTTTCAGAAACATTATTCAGAAACAATTCCCGCTTTGAATCTGCAAACCACACAAAAAGACTCGTAATAAACAACCAAATTAGTACAATAAACATGTGCACTCCTCACTGACACCCTACCATGGCTTTACAGGGTGTCAAGATGTTTTATGAAAATTCTTTTTCTTTTTTTGCCAAATAGTCCTTCAACTTTCGTGTTAATTTCCCCAAAAGATCTAGGACTTCTGTGTACTCTAGATACAATGAACGCCCACTATCCAACTCCACATGAATATCTCCTGGTTCCCCATCTAATTCAGTATCTTGAGGTACATCAGGAAGTTCCATCCAATGCGTGACATTTGGTTTTGCATAAATTTCAAAGTCGTTCCCCCATACTGAAAACCACATTCCATCCTCACAATGGGCAATAAAAGGCCCCATTTCATCAGAATCACACCCCTCCATATCACACGCTAATACGTCCTCATATTCCGGGGGCAATTCATCTAATGCGTTTTTCCACTTATACATACTATCCTCCTTTTCACACCTCTAAGATATATTAAGAATATCTTTAATTTACTTTGCATTCTCAAAATACATTAACAAGTAATTTCTGGTATTATTGGCCATAAATCTTCAGGAAAAGAAGGATACACGCGCATTGGTTGCTTGCTGAATGTTCCGAGTGCATCAATCATTTCATCAAGTTCATCCCGAGTAAGTTTGATTTTTCGCCCACTTTTCAATTTAATTGTAATTTCTACTTCAGTACCTACAATTGTATACGTACATGAATTCACACCATCAAATGTTGTCATTTCCATTTTTATTCTCCTTCTTCGTCTAACAACCATGCATATTGATGAATATCCCCACCGACACACATATACCCTGTAAAATCATAAATTGAATCATATATGTTGTGTGCATCATTTACAACATACCAAGCCCCAGCAGTAGCATTCCATTCTACTACACCATAAAAATCTTCCCCATACCCTGGGGCATCACTGCACTCGACAATATCACCTTCATAAATAGGGTGCCCATATTGATCTTCAAATCCAGTGTATTGCTCAATGATAAAATCATTTAATCCAGAAAGGACCACCCCCTGTAAATGTTCCCGTTTCTCCATTGTTTCACCTATTCTTTGATAAACAAGTTCAAAACATGTCACTTCGCCAAATATATAAAATCCAATAAAAGCACCATTTGGACCATATTCTTTGAGAATAGAGTCCCATGCTCTAAATTTAAGTTCGCGGGTATCACTCACCTTCCGCCTCCTCGGTACCATATAACTCTACTGATCCATCGGACTTAATACACATCGGGGCCGCATGTCCCCCGTTCACTTCCACGATTTCCGCCGGGATCCATCGCTGGAGCATATCGAGAACCGCGAGCTTCATTTCTTTCGATGCACGATCATATTCCGGGGAAGTCTCCGCGTACACGAATCGAGGGTCGCCCAAAAACGCATTGCACCGGATCGATATGCCTTCGGCCTTCTTTTCGCGCTCAACCTTTTCCTGGTATGCCTTGAGCACTTTCAGGGTTTCCCGCGATATGATCCCCATGCCGATACTCATACCCGCAAGCATGACGCATGCGAGCACCAAAATTTCAAGTATCAATCGTTCCACCTTCCGCCTCCTTGATCTTCCTGCACAGCTCCGCGTACCTCGCCCGTGCGTCCGGGAATTCCAGCCATGAGCGCCCGGCTACCGACGTGAGGAAGTCGATCATTTCCCGCTGGGCTTCGATGAGTTTATCCTTTTTGGCGCGGGGTTCCCATGTTGCTCTGCTTATCGGTCTTCCGCATCTCGGGCATGGAAAATCAAACCGCGCGGAATCACGCTCGACTTCCGCAAATATATACCCGCATTCACATCGATAATGATCTATCATCCTCTACCTCCTCGCGTGAGTGAACACGCTGTCTGTCCGTCCAGTTGCTTGAAAAAGCCTGTATGATTTCGTAACACCGAACCTGTTCGTCATATCCAATGGCGCAAAGACCTTTCTGTTGGCGCATCGGATTTATTACATCCTTTATCCACTCCATGAACTCTTCCATGACTACCCCTTCGCTTAAGTGAACACGCTGTCATTCGTATAACGTTTTGCGAATATACGAAGTTGCCGAAGGCAATTTGGGTGAAGCGAAGCGGAACCGTATATTCGCTGTTATGTGCTGAACCGTTCACGCGTTATATCAAGTAATTGTTTAACAGATATCTTCTCATTAGTCTCATCATTAAAAACATATTCATCAACCATTCTATCAATAAACAAAATTCCATCTAAATGGTCAATTTCATGTTGAAAGCACCGAGCCATCTGATCATTAGTCTCAATTATATGAAATTCTCCGAATCTATCCTGATATTTGACAGTTATTTCTTTATAGCGATTAACCTTCCCCCAAAAACCTGGCAGCGAAAGACACCCTTCAATATCTGATTGTTCTCCTGATTTCTCTAATATTTCAGGATTGATTAATTCATAATGCACTCCTAGATAATCAATCACAGTTATTCTTTTTAAAATAGCGATTTGTGGTGCAGCCAGTGCTGCACCACCGCCGTGATTTTTTAATGTATTTGATATGATATCAAGCTTATTGTGTAGACCTTTATGAAATACATTGATAGGCGAACATTGAGCTCTTAAACGACTATCTCCAAAATGTATAATTTTTCCTCGTTTATTCATTTCATGTCAATCCTTAATGTCTGAACGGTTTTGCACATAACATTTGGATAACCCGACAAGGTCGTTAGGACTTGTCAGGTTAAGACAGTTGTTAGACACTTTTTATTCAAAATCATACCTATGGGATTCTGATAACTCTTCAATTTTATTTTCCCATATTTCCGCTGATACGGTTGAATAACAGTCTTTGCAAAGATATTCAGCAGGGTAACCAAAAGATTCTTGAACGTTTGAAGAAGATTTACGCTCGCCACAAAGGGCACACACAAAAGATGCAAGCCCTTTTGCTTCACACTCAATACATATCCGTTTATTATCTTTTTCAGAAGAAGACCTGAAAGCAACGCCTTGTTTTTTCATTTGTGCCTCTTGACTTTCTGCAAATAAAAACGGGAACAGGTTGCTTTTGTCTTTTGCCATCATTTGCTTTCCGCAACAATGGCAGGTTTCAGTTCGCAATTCAAATTGCATTTTCTTCTCCTTTCACAATCAATCGGCATAACAAGGTATGCCGTGATTGTATGGCTAACATTTGCTTAACCTGCACCGAAGGTGTCAGGTTGAAGCAGTTGTTCTACGCCCCGGCGGACTCACGGTATTTCTCAAACCAGAAGACAACAGGTTTCCCGGTTTCCGAGATAATCCCGAAATCTTCGGCTAGATTAAAAGCCGACGAGTCGCGTCGTAATCGTTTCAATTGCGTAGATATTTCATCGCGGAAATCTTCGACCGAAAACGTCGCCTTTCTGATATTACATCGCGGGCAGGCGGGGAAAAGATTTTCCGCAACGTCTTTGCCTGCACGTTTCGGTCGTGATGCGTCTGTCCACCCGCGATAAATCGGCTCGACATGATCCGCATGAAATATCTTGCCGAGCGGTTTCCCGCAATAGGCACATTTACCGCCAAACATTTCGCGCAACTGTTTTCTATCCACAATAACCTCCGCCGGGGCTTGGCGTGTGTC